CCACCAGTATTGGTATCATCAAAATTTAAAACATCATTAACTTTATAATCAGATCCAGAATTAATAATATCAAAAGAATTTACAAATCCTTCAGATACTGATTCTACAATTGACTCTTGGTTAGTAATTTCATTAGTCTCTATTATAAAATCATTTTTTGCATAATTATCGGATACTTTATATGGTAAGGTATTTCTAAGTAAATTTGAATTATTAAAATCAAATGTTTGGTTTAAAGTGGAGTTTTCATTTATAGTATTAGATCTGTACTTGTTTCCTATAAAATATGGGAATTGGGAAGTGAAAGAGGTTGGGTTAATAGTTGCAAAATATGCATAAACTCCATTTGGAAATTCTGGTGTTTTACCAAATCTTCCATTATTTTCGTCCAAATCTCCAGAATTTGTATACTTGTAATCTTCAACAAAGAATCCTAACGGTAATTCTGGTCTATCAATAATGTTAGAGGAACTTAATGTGTATCCAGAAGTTAAAATTTTTGGAGTAGAATTAGTATCCTCTGAATTAGAATATCCATATGATCCATATATTGGATTTCCATCATATGCCCATCCTATTATATTAGATACTTGAGACCCACTGTCACCAAATGAACTTCTTAGGTTATCAAAATATCCACAAACAGAATATTGCAATTGATTTTGAGTTTCTATTAAAATCTCATCACCAAACTTTACATTATTATTTACAGTTAAAGACCTAATGTTAGCATTTAAAATTGCATTAGAACCTGAAGGATTTACTTTAATTATTGTTGAGGTGCTTGAATAACCAATTCCTGGATTTACTATCTTAATGTCTGTTATTTTTTGGTTGGTAATAACTGGTCTTAAATCTGCTCCGGATCCAGCACCAGTTAAATCAGTTACAACCAAATCGGGAGTTGAATAATAATCAATTCCACCATATTGAATATTTACAGAATTAATTTGACCATTCACAATAATTGGTTTTAATTTTGCCTCAGATCCAGTTTTTATTGATATTAATGGTTTTTTCTCAAGATTTAAAATTGTAGATCCATATCCAGTTCCAGTTTCATATAGATAAGCATCTATAATACTACCTTTAACAACAGGAGTTGCCACAAGTGATTGAATCTGCTGACTTGTAGTGCCAAATCCAACAGGAGTGTATTGTATAGAAACCAAAATATCGGGATAACTAAAATATTGATATCCCGATCCAGTAGAAGAAAATTTAATATAATTTTTTCTATTATAGTTTGATATGTTAGTTCCACCAATTCCAGCATCGCAAAGTCTAAAAGAATCATCATTATTTTTCAATATATAATATTGAGATAATGTAGAAATTCCAATTGTAGATGTTTCATATCGATAAGTTACAAGTTCTCCACTCTCAAATCCGTGATTTTCGAAACTAATCGTGTCGTTTATTGTAGATATTCCTGCCGAAGAAACAATTAACTCTCTATTTGTATATCCATTCCCACCATTTAATATTTTAATCTCTGATATTGTATTTTTAAATGCTGCGGTAGAAAACTTATGAATTCCTCCAGTATTAGTTCCATTAAAAGATACTGTATTAATTCCAGACAAATAATCAGAATTAGTCTGAAAGAGTCTTACAGTTCTATTATTATCAACTTTAGAATAATATATTGCATTATTGACCAAAGTTAAATTTGTAGTACCAATACCAATTGAAGAATTTCCATTAGAATTGTAAACTATCAATTCACCATTACTTAAATTGTGGTCCGTTAAAAATAATAATTGCCTTGTGGTTGAACTAATTCCCCCAGAATTTGTAGTCAATCTTCCATCAAAGAAAATATCTCTTCTTCTCTTCGTAACAATAGGTTCTAATACGCAACCAGACCCATTACCACCAGTTACACCAATAGATACAATTGTATTGATATCATAGTCTTGAGAATCGATATAAACTTTTTTAATTGATCCACTAACCACTGGTTGAACTAATGCCGTAGACCCAGTTCCAGAAGAAACTGATATTAATGGAGGATTAATAACATCATAGTTGATTCCACCATTTAATACACTAATAGATTTTAAAGGACCATAGTATACCTTATCATCGGATTTATAATTATTAACTTCAACACCATTAATTAACATTCCGACTGAACCTGGAATTGTTAATTCTCCAGTTCCAGTATCGATACTTTCAGATAATGGAAATTTTTTGAGTAATTTTTGAGCACCAATTATACCAGATTTTTGAGAGTATAATGTAAATCTATGAGTTTGATTGGCAAAATTTGAATCTGAAAATGTTAAGAAATTATCAGTTCCAACAAATGATAGTGATGAGTATAGTCTTATTTTATTGGAGGGATCTAGAACTTGTACATAATAATCTCCAGTATCTAAACCAACAATCGGAGTTCCTGATGGTTGATAGTAAATTCTATTTCCAGTGATAAATGGAACAGGATTTTGAAATACTATACTCGTGTCGTTGTTATCTATCTCATCAGATATATCAACTGCAACTGATGAATTAATATTTTTTGTTATTTTATATGTAAAATTTCCATTATAACCATCCTTACCAGATGGTAATGAGTTAGATGCTACGTAAGCATATTCATCATCGGTATATAAATTTTGAATATCTGATAGAATGACATTATTTCCAAATTGTATTGGAACTATTGTGCTATTTGCAGTATTAATTTTTCTTCTTAAATCATATTTTACTTCATTTTCTGCAGAAAACCCAGAATTATCAATAATAACTCTATTTTCTGAGACAAAAATATTTGAAATATATACACCAGATGAAGACACTACATTATTAGTATCTCTTTCTAAAATTTCTACTTCATCTCCAATTTTTAAACTAGATCTGTCAATTGGACTTTTTAAAGTAAAATTGCTGATATTTTCTATTTCATATCTAGATCCAGTATTGTATATCCACGAATTTGCAAAAATTTCTTTATATGCCTTATTTTGCTGAGGATTTTGAATCAAATCTCCAATATTTTTAACTGATATTTTTTGCCCTTCATCTAAATTTAAAGTATCTGATACTTGAACAAATTTAGATAATACTCCCGTAAGTCTTAACTCAACTTTTTTATTCAGATCTCCATTTTCATATCCAAAATAAATTTCATCAGATCTTATATCGGCAGAAGATAAGATTGGAGATGTAATTCCAGTACATCCAAAAAACTGATTAATACTTTTACTGGTGTAGGTAATTGTATTGATTCCAGTTATGATTTTTCCTTGTTCTGGAAATCCAATTGTAGAATCTACTGAAATTACTGACGACCCGATTATGACATTTTTTAGACTTTTTGTATTCGGAGTAATTGTAAAATTTCCAAGAACAGCAGAAAAATCTTCATATCCAACAAAAAGTGAAATCTTAAAATATTGTATATTATTTCTCGTAAATGGTTCTATTTCAGAAATTGAGGCACTAGTACTCTCATCATTAAATTTCTGAATTGTTTGCCCCATCAATTTAGAAGGATCTCCAGAAATTCTTTCTGCAATTACAACTTCTCTTCTTATAAATTCTGCCGAAGATGGTTTAATTAAAAACTCCTCTAAATTTACTACCAGAGGAGTTACTCCATATAAAATATTAAATAAAATTCTAAATGATTCATCAGTTCCCTTTGCCTGATAAAACGATCTTGCTTCCTTTATAAAATTACCAACATTTAAATTTGATACAAAATCAACTTCTTCCAGACCTGGAGTAAAAGTGTATTTTATTTTTTTATAAAACTCTTTTAAGAATAAAGAACTTAGATTTTGTACGGATGATCCAGCACTATGAAATGTAGATATCGATTCTGAAAATACTAATTCTTCTTGATTTGAATTTGAATGATAATTAGTAATGCCACTAAACCCACGAACACATCCTGTAAATGTATTTGTGGTTATTCCAGTATATGTAATAATTTCATCATCAATCTTCAATAAACCATATGTTTGTGGGAATCCTTTGGTTGAAGTAACCGTAACAATTCCAGAAGAAGATGAAATATTGGTGGATAGTTCAGTAGATCCTACGATAACTTCAGGAGTTAGATTATCTAATTTCAAATATTGGTCTAAATTTTCTGCAATATCAATTACACCACCTTGATATTCTTGAGAAATATAATATTGCTTTAAAAATTCTGCCGTATTTGGACTTTCATCCAAAATAAAGTTTGGAAGTTGATTTTCAATAACTTGCTGAACCTTAACTCTAGATTCGAAACCAGTCTGTATCATATTACGCTCTTATTAAATTCCCATTTGAATAACTTGACCTATAATACTCGTTTGTTGTAAATAATGTGCCGGATATTTCATCACCTGAGGCAATTACATCTCTTACCATATTTATTGTACTTTCTGAAATACTAAAATTCAAATAAAGATCTCTGAGACCAACAACATCATTAGATTCTGGAAATGCTTGTATTTCAATAATGTTGTTTGGTTTGGATGTTGAAATAATGTTTATGGTTCCTAATTTAATTTCACCTTTTGTATAATCAACTGTTCCCGCAGATTTTGTAACAATTCTTGTAGTTCCGTCACTTAAAGGTTTTACTATTGACAATATTCCGGTTTTTCCATCAGAATTAGGTACATCTGTTAGATATACGGCATCTGGATCTGCAGAAATTTTAAATCCGGTGCTTTTAATATTAAAACCGCCACTATTGATATGAAATTTATTTCCAAAGCATAGTTCATATTGTGCAAATTGGTTTATCAGTGCCTTCAAATCTCTTCTAATTTTAATCTTAGTGATATTAGAAGTTATGGCAATATCAGTATTATCAATTATTTGAAGAACCTTACTATACTTAAATCTTCCACCAAATGAATTAAGATCCACAGAATTGGAATATTCTGTCAATGAATTTATAACTTTTGTTTTTAATGATTCTACTGCCGATACTTGAGTATAGTTATAATAAATTGATGAATCAATTTCTACATATAATATCTTAAGATCAATTATTTCTTGATTAATTCCGGAAATGCTATATTGTTTTAATTTGTTTTTAATTTGTTGTTTATTAAAATCTGAAACAAAAGTTCCATTTTTTGGTTTAATGCTTATGAATACTCTTCCAAATTGGGCAGGAACCAGTTCTTCACCTCCAATAACAGCAACTGATTCGGTATCTGGATATATTTTTTTTATAATTGCCTCATAATCTCTTGATGTTACTGCCCTATATTGAGAGGAATAAATTCTTGGGGCAAAATATTTGACAGAATCTATGGATTCTATTTCAGAACCATTTTGAGATGACTGATTCGTTGTAACAGAGACCGAACCTGTTTCACTATTTGGAATAGTGCTCCCGGCAAAAGAAAATGAAGAAGCACCATTACCATCTTCACCATCAGTAACAATGTAATTTACCGTAATTACTGCATTATTTTCTAATTTTTGTCCAATTAGTCCATCACCAAAAAGCAATTCATATTTTTCATCCTGAACTTCTTGTAAAAGATAAATTTTTGAGGTTGAATTTACTTCAAGAATATTGTCAACAGAAAAATATTCTACTCCAAGACCACTATCATTAATTCCTTTCACATAAACAGAAATTGTTGAAGTGTCTATAAATGAATTGTTTAGTATAAATCTTTGGTCCAGTGATCCATCCACCACAAATTGTTTCGTTAAGAATGTTCCCTGATATATGTCAATTTTGTCAAAGTATGCAAATCCATTGACAACATTTGATGATATATTGTCTGGGATTGAAAATGTATATGAAGTATTATCTACAGAACCTATACAGACTAGACCTCTCTGTAAGGTAAGTGTGGGAGTTGCGGTTGTGGGGATATTAAATGATACTTGTGCCTTTGCTGCCGTTCTAGAACGAGGTACATAACCAATATTTCTTGCCAGTGAAACTACATTTTCACGAACAGTTGCGGAATCCAAGAAAGACTCATTCACAACCATATTCGAGTTGAATGAGGTAATATAGGTATTATATGCCAGGGTGTCTATTAGTACAGAAAAATTAGACCCCTCAAAGTCAAAATCCGTGAATGTGGAGTTGGCACGGAGATAATCTTTGATTGATGTCTTTATCTGATCGAAATCTAGATTTGTAAATTTAGTAAAAGGCATTTTATCTCGTTGCCTCTAATATGAATGAATATTCTTGAGTTGGAAATTCTTGTCCTATGATATCAAAAATAATTGTTACATTAAAGGTATTATCATCTGGAATAGGGTCCACCTGAACTTCTACATTATTAACTCTTGGTTCAAAGTTATTAATGGATATTTCAATTTGACTTTGTATTACTGATGCAGTACCAAAATCAACAAATTCAAATAAACTTTTTGTAATATCAGATCCTAAGAGTGAATTGAAGAATCTTTCCGTTGGAATAGTTTCTACAATATTTCTTACTGATCTACGAATTGCATTTTCATTCTTTAGTATCGGCAGATCCTTTGTTACTGGATGTGGTTCAAAGGATAAACTGATATCTTTGAATGATCTGGATATCCTTTGAATTGCCATCGAA